CGCCTTCAAAACGCCTGAACTCGCTCTTGATTGCTTCGCGCGTTGCAGCGGCCACAACTTTATATAGTCCGACCTCGCCATCATCTTCGGGACGGACGTTAATTTCGGTCTCGGCGTGATTCAACTCTAAGGGGGCAATCTTCGAGCGGTATTCGTCAATTGCCTTTTCGGTTAAGTCACCATCAGCCGGTGTAGATTGATTCGTTTCTTCATCGATAAGCTCGGCGCTTTCATATGGAACTGTGATCAGTTCTGTGTCCAGTCGATTGACGCGACCAACGAGCCAGAGGCCGTCGCTGGTTGTTAAACTTGGTTCGACCAGTTTTGAGTAACGCATCAATTCGTCAACAAACGCCGGGGTCAAGCAAGCCTTCGCGTTGTTCAAGCTGCGGATTAATTTCTTCTGGATTGCACGGGTAAAAGAAATCTCGCTTTTGAGTTCATCCGCAATCGCGTTAAACGCGCGTCCAACTAGTTGTGAGCGAGCTGCCCGTTGTGCACTCAACCAGATAAAAAGCGACACTGAGCCGTCGCTTGTTAATTGATGAATGGCGCTTTGATTGCCGTAATGGCGCCACTCACCATCAGTCAACGTCATGACGGTCGCTTGTGCTTTCGTATACCCAGCAAATGTGGGATACGTCCAGGCCGGATCAGTTTTACTCATCGCATAAGACTCAAGTGACGCGAAAATCTTGGCATCGAGAAAATGGTAACGCGTCGTGGGGTGATAATTCGTGCCAAGTGCGTATTTCGCGTAATACTTGAAATCCGGGAACATCACGATCGGTTTCTCAAGAGAAATGTAACGGCAGATCGTGGCAGGTCGCGTTGATGAGTGGACCTCAATGATTGCAAGTGGGCCCCAAAAATCGACTTCCAAAATCAAATTCAAATGACCAGATGACCAACAAGTCGTGCGGATCCACTTGAGATACTCGCCAAGCTCGTGGCGGTATGCATTACTGCCGTCGCCAAAACCGACGATGACGCTGTCTTTGTCGGACGGCTGCCTATTGTCAGACATCTTACGCCATGTCATATGAAAGTCAATGTCGGTGTATTCAGTCAATTCATTGATCTGCATTTCACGGGGATGAATACCAATCATAACTGCTTTGCTGGCTCCGTGAAGGGCCATCATACGTGCTAATTCCGCGAATGTGATATCATAATGGGAATTGTTGAAAAACAAATTATTCGCTGCACGTTTACAATCAGTCGCTCCATTGAAACACATTGCGTCACCACCTGCACGCCCACGCGAGGTTATATCAGCAACTAATTCAGTGCTGCGTGGGTTATCCGAGGCTTTGCGTGCTTGATTGAGGTAAGTGTTGAACCTCGGCGCGTTGCGCCCATCATTGTCGAGTTGACAAACATGCCAGCCTTTATTTAAATGGTCATAAGCGGTTCCCCCGACCGAAATGACGGTCCCTTTAAGTTTACGCTCAGCGATCTTAGCAAGCCCCTCTGTTAGGGCCGCGATAGCGGCATGCGGTGAACTGGCGTC